CTACAAGATCTACCTTGCCACGGTAAATGTTATCTGCTTGAGGAGCCTCAACAAATGAATGAACAAGATGATGTGTTTCTGTCTTGGCGGGTAGCGGGTGGTCAATCTTAAATGACCCAGAACCTTTAGAGAGCGAACTACTAATACTTAATGAACCAGTGATTGCTACACTAGATGCCGAACCGTCCACTAAAACTATAGCAGCGCCTTTGCCGTTACCTATACGAAAGTCTCTAAATCGGTTAAAGGTGTCTTGGTAGCCACGATAATTGATCCACATATCACCTTCATCGGTATTTTCATCGTAGTTTCCATTTAGAGTATTTGCGTTGGTTGGTGAAACATACATAGCCCCACCTATTGTCCTCAATTTTACGAGGTTTCCTATCATTGTCCCTGACAGGTGAAGGTCTTTCCAACGATATGAAGCTGATCCCAAGTCGGCAGAGCCGTCTGATGCGGTAATGCCAGAGGCAGGAAAAACACCTGTGCCAGCAAAAATAATTCCGGGGTCTGAATTACCTCCTATCGCAAAACGTGATCCCCCTCCAGCACTTGTTGTACTACCAATACTACCGACTGCTGAGCTGTCTTTGTAAAAGTTGACAATTCCACCGTCAGAGGTTTTGCGATTGAAATAAGCAACTTCACCGCCGTCTCTTGTGTGGAACGAAAACCCAGAGGGGCTAAAATTATGACCTACATCTGCAAGCGATGTTGAAGTCTTCCCCACAAGCACGTTGCCGCCAGAGATGCGCATGGCTTCACTAGCGCCTGTTGCGAAAACTAAAGCGTTTGACCCATGCAGATATTGCATTTGACCAACATTGTTGCCTTCTGGGTCACTAAACAGCAATCCAGCGTTTGCGTTGTTAGGGGTAAGAAAATTGATGTACGCGCTAGAGCTATTTTCAATCATAAGTGGAACGATTGCCCCATTGGCTTCCGTCGCTCCACTTGATCCGTTTGTGATCGTTAAGGTATTTGACGGGCTGCTGTCACCAATACCGACTCTGTTATTTGTAGCATCAACAACCAGTGTGGTGGTGTCTACGGTTAAGCCGCTTAGCGAGGCATCCAACCCACTTAACGCATCAACAACAGCAGCGCCAGAGCCAGAGCCATCTGTCACAATTACCTTTACCGCGCCAGCAGAGACCGCCACGTTAGCGCCAGAGCCCTGGCTAAAAGTCAGCGTATAAGACGTCTCATTGCTGATGATCCAAACCTTGCTAACGGTGTTAGGCGCAAGCGTCACCGTGCAGGCTTGGCCACCGCCGGTGCATTTGAGGTACAGGCTGCGCGCCTCATCAGCAACGCCATCGGCCAATGTGATGGTGTGCGTTGATGCGTTTGGGATCGTCTCACTACCCTGGCCAAACGCACTCGCAATGTTGCGGATAGTGGTGTTGAGGAGCCCGCCCCAAGTGCCAGCATTAGAACCGCTCTCTTGCTCGCGGATGCGCAGATCGTTAGTGAAGACGTCAGCCATTATTTAATCCTCAAGCTGCCCGCTGCCATGATGTGCTGGCGCTGGGCTGTTGTGTGTAGGTCGTGCTTGCGCTGGATTCGTCTGACCAGCTGGTTGAGGCACCCGGTTCCGTTTGCCATTTAATTTCGCCAGCAGCCGTGACTGCGCTTTGAGCACTGATCGCTGCAACGCCAAAGCGAACCTGACCGCCGCTTGCCGTAAACGCAGAAGCAGCTGCGATGGTCGCCCTGCCGTTAAGAATGGTGCTAGACGATGCAGTGACTGAGCTCGTTGCGCTAATCGCAGCAGCTGCGTGGACAACCACGTTTGCATTTGCGCTAACGCTAGACGAAGCCGCAATGAGCGCAGCAACGTGCCTAAACCTTTGCCCGCTTGCTGTAACTGTTGCAGCGGCCGCGATTGTCGCGCCTGCTTCCCTAATGCGACCGCCATTGGCAGTAACCACAGAGCTAGCACTGATAGCTGCCGCAGCGTTTGCCACCACTTGGCCAGCCGCTGCAACACTCGCTGCAGCCACGATAGTCGCGCTAGCGTCGTAGTAGCTCCATTGACCATAGCGACCAGCATTCCAGCTACCATTTCCATAACCCTGGCTCACCTAGTCTAGTGTCACGTCAAGATCGCCGGCCGGTATGCGAAACACATCGCCGGTCTCGATCGTTCTGCTCGACGTCAGCGTTGACCAGGCAAGCAGGTTGCCCGACGTGGATGCATCGAAAATACCGACAGCGACAATCGTGCCCCAGTTGCCGGTCGCCGTAGGCCACTCGACAGCCGCGCTGTTTGTCGATGCCGAGCTCGTCGTCGTAAAAGCGCAGCTTTGTCTCGCATAGGCGCTGCCGCTTAATTCTGTGCCGCCGCCCGCGTCAGTTGGAGCCACGGTATACAGTGCCAGGTACTTGGTGCCGGGCTGGCTGAAACTGCCGCCGCTCAGCACGAAATCGAGCACTTTGTTTTCTAGATAGTCGCTAAAGCCCGCCATAGTCTTTTCCTATTGGAGCGCAGCCGCTCTCATTTTGACGCTGGTCTGGCCAGCCGTTCGTTGATTGCTCACTTCAAGATCATCAATCGCTCGCTGGTACAGGCTTGCCCATACCGTGATGCGCTCGTCGTTCTGCAGGTACGGTGCGCTCTGCATCAGGGTGCCGTAGAGATAGATGTCTGGGTTGTGCGTGAGCAGCCAGTTGCTTGCGTTCGTGTCGGACAAAGCCGCGATCTTTGCGTAGTAGACAAGCTCTGCCGTGTACCCGGTCGCCGTGTTGTCTGGTGCTGGAAAGACCTGTATCTCAGTACCAACGTGGCTGTAGCGCGATGGCGTGCCTGTAGCACTACTGCCCGACTTCAGCGTGTTAAGCGCCTCGTTCGTTACAAACTCCATCTGCGTTACAGGGTTAGTCTCTAAGATAAGACTCACCGTCTGTATCCAATCTGCCGGTGTCGCGCTGTACTCGCTGTCGATCGTCGCCTGAGATCGAGTGATCATGTAGCGATGGCGGATGCTGCGGTTAAACTGCGATTCCGCCAAAGCCACAAAGTCACCTATCGCACTCGTCAGATCCGTGCGGTTTAGCCAATCGGCTACGCTCGCCTGGAGCTCTGAGTACGTCGAGATCGCCATCAGATACGCGCGTCTCGCGTGCGAAACGCACGGTTATCTGGGTCGTTGAGCCATGCCTTCATCTTTTTAGGGTCGTCGGCAATGCCTCTCGCTTTCAGGTCGTACAGAACGCTCAATGGAATGGACGCAACCTTCGACCACTCACCATGCTTTTGGTGTCGATCTTTTTCGTTACGAGCTCGCTTATTCGCCTCAACGATTGCAGTCACGTCTTGCGAGGTCGCAATAGTGATTTTGTCGTCTTTCAGCGTCTCGCCAGCTTCGTATACGAAGTCTGATTTGATGCCTGTTGTGGCATCGTTAGACAGGTTGCGTTTTATTTCCATTGATTAGTCCTAGCTGTGGGTAAGGTCAGCCACTACGCCCAGACCAGCTTCTTGAGTGACGACCAAGCCGTATTCCGCCAAAGTGAGGAACTTGGTTGCGTCGCCCGTCTTCGCTAACTCTTCAGCCTGGATAGGTCGCAGTGTTGCCACTTCGCACATATCAGGGTCGATGACGTAAGCGTCGCGTGGTCGGCTCTTGGTAGAAGGTACAATCTGGACGCTACCGAAATCGCTAAGGTAGACGTCAGCCGCCCCAACAATTGTGGTAGGGCCGTCAGAAGGTGCCATGTAACGCTGAGCAGCAATGCCGCCAAAGCCAGAGATCACCGTCTTAACGTGCGGCCCGACCATGACGAATTGAGGCTGGCCCCCGTTGGTGAAGATGCCCTGCAGGACTGTCTTGAGCATGTCCTCGGTCATATTTCTCAAAGTTCCATCAGTAGCCGCTGCGTTTACCACGCCGCCAGATACCGTTGGGTTAGCACCGCCAGTGCCACGAGATGTGTTGGTCTTGATGAATGCAGCCAAAGGCGCAGTCTTACGCGCGGTCGTGCTGTTGCCAGCGACAGCTGCATGGTTCAAACCACAGAGGTTATGTTCCATATCGTTAGCAAGGCGCTTGCCCGCTAAGCTGATCTGGTAGGCGACTTCTGCCCGTCGGCCCGCCAAATCCAGCGCGCTCATCGTGTCAGACACGATGAAGTCTTTGCGGCTGATCTGCGTATAGTTACCCAACCTAACTGTTGGAGTCACTGCGGTGAACGAAGCTAGGTCGTCTCCCTCAAGATGGTGGTTAGCTGCCGCCGAACCTAAATCGTCAGTCTGCCATTCAAAGAATGTGTTTGTGACTGAGCGACTCTTGGTCATGTTTGACATGAAAGGTCGAGTCTCAGGAGAGATCATAGTAATAATGTTAGAGAGATCTTCCCGAACGCCTTTAGCGTCGTACTTCAGAAAAGTGTTAGCAATAATACTCATGGTTTTTAAGCCTTATAAAAGAGATTCAATCAAAGACGCTGCATTCTCTGCAGTGCCTCGCTCTTTGAGACGTTGATACGCGGCTTTAGTTTTGCGAGCGCTTGGCTTCACCTGCTGTTGACGAGATCCTGACCTGACTGTCTTGCCCGATTGACCAGCCTTGCGTGCTTTACGCACCCGGCTCTGGCCTTTGTCAAAGAGCATCGCCTTTCGCAATACTGCGATATGGCTAGCGCGCACAAGTGCGCCAAGCTCTTCTTCCGCAACGCCGCTTTCGAGCAAGTAGCTCTTGAGCTCTTCGCGTTCTTTCGCGGCTACCTTCTCGTCTTTCCACTCTGGGATGACGTCAGGCAGTCGGGCTGCTTCCTGAGTAATTAGCCCGCGCATTTGCTCCTGTTGCTCTTGAGCGTTAGCGTCATTCACACGCTGCTGCTCGATTGCAATGGCCTGCATTTTTTGCGCTCGCTGCTCAGTCCGCTGTCGGTACTGTCGCTCAAGGCGACTTGCCTCTATCGGATCTTCCTCGTACATACGATCGAAGTCCGGGGCTGGCTCGTCAAAAGCCTGTAGCTGCTGCTGCAATGCTCCCAGTAACTGGGAATACTGTGTCCGCTCAAGAAGAACCGCGTCTCGGTCTTGTTGGAAGGCTTTACGCTCTTCCGCTAATGTTTGGCTCTTCTTGGTGTAGTCGGCCTGGCGCGAGTAACCGTTCTGAAGCTCATCAAGGCTAACCTCTACGTTTTCACCATTTATTTTTACGGTGAATGTTTCGGCTTGCTCTGGTTCGCCCTCGTCCTCGTCGTAGTCGTCATCCAGGTCTTCGGCATCATCGTCTTCTGAGTCGAAGTCCTCTTCGGATTCTTCAAACTCAGCGCCCTCAAGTGCCTCGCCCCCCTCTAGGGACTCGTCAACGTCGCTTGAATCTTCGGCTTGCCCTTCGGGTTCCATCAATTTAGCGATAGCAGCCTGGGCGTCGCCCAAGGTGCCCCCCACATATGGGGTTTGTTCATTACTTATTTTATCACTCATCAGTTATTCCGCTGTTTTGCGAAAGCAATCTCGTCGGCTGCTGCGCGCATCCGCACAACGATATCGTCGAGAGCTTCCTGTTTTTGATGTAAGCGCTCCCGCATGACGGGGTCACGTTCCTTGCACCATTGCTCGAAG